CGTGTAACTGTATCGGCAGGTTTGTTAGATACAATGGCACCTAAAGATAAAAAGAAAAGAGAGAAGTTTGGACCTATTGATTTCATGTCTTCTCATCATTATTATTTCTGGTCGCCTATAGAAAAGACCGTTATCTTACCAATGGCTGCCTTTGGTTTGTCTTATACTGCTTTTCTAGGTATCATGTGGCCGCTAATTGTAGCTACATTTGCTTACATACTTTGGTATCTAATCTTTATGGTAAAAGATAGTGATATAGGATTAGTAGATACTAAAAAGAAAATCAAAGTAAGTAGAATTACAAGATATGTATTCCCTTATATTATGGGTGTTAGTGCTGTAATTGCAGGTGTAAATTTCTTATGGGCATTTGGATTACTTACATTGTATTATGCGATTGTTACTCAAACATTTAATTACAAAAAATTATTAAGTTATGTAGATTGGAAGATTGTAGCATGGGTAGCTGTTATTATCTTACTTGCAAATACAACAAGATTATATACTGGTGAGATTAAAGAGTTTATAGGTAGTACAGGTATTGATATGAATAGTCCTGTAGGATTTGGTGCTATATCTTTATTAGCATTTGCTTTTGCATGGGTACTTGGTTCATCAAGTAGATTTGGTGCAATCATGGTAATTCTAACAAGTCTATATGGTATTCAATATCTACCTTGGTTTTTCGCAGTTGACTTTGCTGGATATATACTATCACCAATGCATAAATGCGTTGCAATTGGTAAGATGTATTTCGGAACAAAACTATCTTATTACGGTAAATTATTAGGTGGCTGGGCATTATTACTAGTCACAATATCAGGAGTAATGCTTTATGCTTGACATTAAAGAAATAACCATGGACCACCACAAGAATGCTGAAAGGCAAGAGTTTGTAAAAATTCTTATGTCTGGCAGTATTGACCACAAACTATATGCAACATACTTATATAATCAGTTTCAATGTTATTCTGTATTAGAAAAATATGGATTACATAACTCTCTTTTTAGAGATACACCAAATTTATTAAGAGCTGAACATATTTTATATGACTTTAAATCTTTTGAGATAGATACTCCTGAAATAACAGAAAGTACCAAAAAATATATTGAACATATTGAAACTATACAAGATGAGGCAATGAAGTTGTATGCTCACATTTATGTAAGACATTTAGGTGACTTATCTGGTGGTCAAATGATTAGAAGAAAAACACCAGGTCCTAATAGATACTATAAGTTTAGAGATAAAGAAGTGGCAGACTATAGAAGAATAGTCAAAGAAACTATTAACACATATTTAAATGTATATGAACATTCTGTTGTACCTGAAGCAACCTATTGTTTTGAAAGTGCAACAAATTTATTTAAAGAAATGAGGGAACTCCATGATTTGGGACAGACTAATACAGAATAGTGAAACTATAATTAAAAAGTTAAATTTTCATATGACAGAATACCAAGAACCTGGTATGGAAAGATTTAACAATGATAACTGGACAAATAGAACATGGTATAGAAGTAGTGTCAGACGAGCTCATGTTGATATCGTTGATGTACGAGAAGAAAAAGGACTTTGGATGATGCATGTATGCATGTTTCCTATGTTGCAAAATAGTGGACCTATTTTTGGTTGGGATATTATTGCAGGAGAAAAAAAGGTTACAGGTGCGTTTCACGATTGGTCGCCTCTACTTGACAAAGAACACCCTATGATTAACATATTTGGTGATGAGGCAAAGAAGTATGAAGCTTCTAAAAAAAGAGATTTGCCTGATTGGGCATTAAAGATATTCAGTCCTCATATGATAGCAGCTGGTAATATACGAGAGATAAGTGAATTAAATAAAATCTGTAGATTGGTTGAAAATAATCTAACATTATATATCAATCATATAGAAGATTTTGACTATAAAGCACCAGAGCCGGATGTAATAAAAGCACAAAATTATTACTGTGAACATCAACAAATGAACCCACATACGCCAAGAGTTATGCAATCACTAGGGTTACCTGAAGAAGATATTAAATTGTTTTGTTCCGACAATCTCTTTCCTATCATTAAATAATCCTTATAAATATACCAGAAAAGGTAACAATTATGGCAAAACCAGCAACTAGAGAAAATTTAAAACAGTATGCTTTAAGAGCGTTAGGTAAGCCTGTTATTGAGATAAACGCAGATGACGACCAGTTAGAAGACAGACTGGACGAAGCCTTACAGTATTTCGCACAATATCACTATGACGGTATTCAAAGAGCCTATTTAAAGTATCAATACACAGAGGCCGATAAGGCTCGAATGACTGCTGATTCTTCAGAAAGTATAACGAAGAACGGCGTCACTACATCATGGAAAGAAGGCAATAACTTTATCGTTGTTCCTGAAAGTGTAATATCAGTAATCAATATATTTCCATTCTCAAACAAGTCTAATATGAATTTGTTTGATGTTAGATATCAAATGAGATTAAATGACCTATATGATTTTTCATCTACAAGTGTTATCAACTATGATGTTGTATTAAGACATTTAGACTTTTTAGACCATATTTTAGTTGGTGAAAAACCATTAAGATTCAATCAACATGACAATAGACTTTACATTGACATGGATTGGACAAATGATTTAGCAGTAGGTGAATATGTCGTAATCGAAGCATATAGAAAAATGGATCCAGAAACTCATTCAGATGTTTATGATGACATATTCCTAAAAAGATATGTTACAGCATTATTTAAAAAACAATGGGGTGCTAACCTATCAAAATTTGATGGTGTAGCAATGATTGGAGGAGTTACATTAAATGGAAGACAAATTTATTCAGAGGCTTTACAAGATGTTGAAAAGTTAGAACAAGAGATTAGAAGTACCTTTGAATTAAATCCAGCAATGATGATTGGATAACAAATCATGGCAGTAAACCACTATTTTCAAGGCGGAAGAGGTATCGGCAATAACTCTGAAAAGAGATTGCATGAAGATATTATAATTGAAAGTCTAAAGATTTTTGGACAGGATATTTACTATCTACCTCGTACACTTGTAAATAGAGATTTAGTTTTAGGAGAAGATACATCTAGTAGATTTGATGATTCATATTTGCTTGAAATGTACTTTGAAACAACTGAAGGATTTGCTGGCGAAAATGAAATCATTAATAAGTTTGGTTTAGAAATTAGAGATGATACTACACTTGTATTATCTAAAAGAAGATTTGAGGACCATGTTGCTAGTAAGGCAACATTAACTGCCACAGGCAGACCAAATGAGGGAGATATCGTATTTGTTCCTTTATTAAATTCTTACTTTGAAATACAGTTTGTAGAAGACCAAGAGCCGTTCTATCAACTTGGTAACTTACCAGTATATAAATTAAAAGTAACTCGTTGGGAATATGCTAACGAACAAATTAGAACAGGTAATGAAGTATTAGACCAAGTAGAAGATAAGTACACACTAGACCAATTACAACATAAACTAACTTTAGAGTATGGTCAAGAAATTTTGACAGGTGCAGGTTCAATTATGTTAGAAGATTACCATGATTATTCTACAGGTCAACCAGCATTGTTAATGCAAGAAACATATGTTGCGACAAATTTACAAACACAATCACCATATGCAAGTAATTTAGATTTAAATAGTGAAGCTGGTTATGATACGGTTGGTGATTTATCAGACGACATATTAGACTTTACAGAAAGAAATCCATTTGGAGAGGTTGACGAATAATGTTTGGAACTCATTTTTATAACGAAGGATTAAGAAAGTTAACTATTGCATTTGGTCAAATATTTAATAATATTATTATTCAAAATACTTCATCTACAGGTGCAGTAACAAAAAGATTTAGAGTGCCATTAGCATATGCACCAAAAGAAAAGTTTTTAGTTAGATTAGAACAACAAGCTAATTTGTCACAAGACAGAGAGGTCGCAGTTACATTACCTAGAATGGGGTTTGAAATTACTGGTCTATCATATGACCCTACTAGAAAAATTAATAAAATGCAAAAACTTATCAGAGTAAAATCTGGTGAAGATGGCAAGAAAATGGAATTTAATAGAGCACCTGTTCCATATAATATTAATTTTAACTTATATTCTTTTACAGCTACTGCTGAAAATGGTCTACAAATTATAGAACAAATTTTACCATACTTTCAACCAGAATATACAGTTACAATGAATGTTGTACCTGAATTAGATATTAAAAGAGATATACCAATTATTTTAAATAGTGTAAACTATGAAGACACTTACAACGGAGAGTTTACACAAAGAAGAGCAGTAATTTATACTTTGAGTTTTACTGCTAAAACATATCTATACGGTCCTATGACTAATCAAAGTGTTATTAAAAAAGTACAGGCCGACCTTGGTGCTGATACTGACCCTAAATTAACAAGAGAAGAAAGAATTATTGTTATACCAAAACCAACATCAGCTGATGGTGATGATGACTTTGGATTTACAACAAGTATAAGTTTCTTTGATGATAGTAAACGATACAATCCAGTGAGTGATACAGATGAGTAAATTGGAAGATAATGTAAATGAAATTTTAGGTATTGAAAAAGACAGTACAACAGCTGTTAAGATTGCTGACTTTAATTCGCCAGCAACTGTACCTAGAAAGATAGATGAAAATAAAGATGACATTGATAATGATTATGTAAATAGTAGAGATAACTATTACAATCTTATTGATAAAGGTAACGAGGCAATCGAAGGTATACTTGATATTGCAAAAGAAGGACAACACCCTAGAGCATATGAAGTTGCTGGTCAATTGATTACTACAGTTGCAGGCACAGTAGATAAGTTACAAGACTTACAAAAAAAATTAAGAGATTTAAAAGAGTTACCTAAAACAGCGAACACAAATATTAAAAATGCATTGTTTGTTGGTTCTACAAATGAATTACAAAAAATGTTAAATAGGAAAGATGATGAAGTTATTGAAGGCACAGAAACAGGTACCGAACAAGATAATACTGGAAATAAATAAAATCCATTATATCAAGTCTATGACCCCCTTACCTGATTTAATTCACGGTAAACCATTACTAAACCCTATCGAAGTAAGACAACATCATTATTCACTACAACCTAGAAAAGGTGTTGGTGGTAAATCATATGCAGAAAAACAATATTCAGTTTTTAGAGGCAGTCAGAGAGTGCAAGCTGCCATTAGAATGGGTTATACACACATTGAAGGAGTTATTATAAATGAGTGACGCATATCTAGGTAACCCAAATCTTAAAAAGGTTAACACACCTATTGAATTCACAAAAGAACAAATAAAAGAATATCAAAAGTGTGCTGAAGACCCTATCTATTTTATGAGAAACTACATACGGATTGTTTCTCTTGATGAAGGCTTGGTGCCTTTTAAAATGTATCC